GAAAACGCAGTCTTCCCGGGAACATAAATCTTGGGAAGGGTGCGCTAACAGTGTATACGGTGCGGAACTCCGATGGCTTTGTGGCTAACAAAGACACAAGGTCTGTCGAAGTACATCCGACACCGCCCGGATTCTCGTATATCGGTTCTGAGGTAACTCAGGACGAAACTCATTCCGATTGGGAACCTTCCCGTGTTAAGGGGAAGTTCTCATACGATCTTGGTGGAGCTTTCGAATCTACGAAAATGACTGCTAACTGGGAAAATCCCGGTTATCAGCAGATTCATGGAGTCGGAATCCCTGGTGCGGGAGCTACTTGGCACGCAGACTATCGCGGTCCAATAGCTTGCACCGTGATCGGCGGTAGCAATTGGCCTGGCTGGCCTAGCGTCGCTCAGAGCGATCTGAACGCGCTAGGTGCCACGGCTATTGCCCGCTGCTCACCCACCAATCAACTCGTCTCCGCAGCAAACTTTCTTGCTGAACTTCGGTCGGAGGGGCTACCGAAACTTTTCGGAGCTGCTCTGCTGAAGTCCAAAAGTTCTCTTTTCCGATCTCTTGGAGAAGAGTACTTGAACAAGGAGTTTGGCTGGGATCCATTTGTTGGTGATCTGAAGAAGTTGTTTCATCAGATCACTCACGCCGATACTGTTCTTTCACAGTATGAGCGTGATTCCGGACAAATGGTGAGACGTCGTTATGAGTTTCCTGAAGTAAGAACCCAGTCCGGCCCGACGTTTATTAGGAATCAGAATGCGTTGGTAGGGGAATATCTTCAGTCACTTTTTCCAAACGTGACTGATCCCACACCTCCGTATGAGATTCTTTTTAACGGCGGGTCAACGGGGAGCATCTACTACACGACCACGACCTGGAAAAAGGCGTGGTTTTCAGGAGCATTCACCTACCATCTCCCGGCCGGTTATAACAGCCGGATTGGGATGGTAGAGAGTGCACGTCATGCCCAGACTCTACTTGGTCTGGATATAACGCCTGAAGTGTTGTGGAATGCAACCCCTTGGACGTGGGCCATTGACTGGTTCTCCAATGCGGGAGACGTTGTAGCTAATCTCTCGGATTGGGCCACAGATGGCTTGGTATTGAAGTACGGCTACATGATGGAACATTCCATTTGTGAACGCCGTATCTTCGACGATAACCGTGGTCGTCTAAAAGACGCCAAGGCTCGTCCGTCTGCTCTCATTCTTCGCGTGGAAACGAAGAGGAGAGTTAAGGCGAATCCATTTGGGTTCGGCCTAACCTGGTCGGGGCTTAGTCCTCGCCAAATAGCCATCGCAGTCGCCCTTGGTTTGTCTAAGGGTCATTGGCACTAATGTGCCTGACTGCGTGACGATGCCACCGTTCCGAGCCATAAGGGCTCGAGAACCGAGTCCTAGGAGTGATGCCAATGGCATTTTCTGACCCACAATCCATCACCATCTCTGCAGTTACGAGCCCTCTTCCACGCATTAGTGTGGAACAGGACGAGTCGCTGTATCAGAGTGCTGACGGCCTCATCCAACTGCTCGCCTCCCACGATGTGGGTAAACGGGCTCGTCGGATGTTGCGGGTCAACCATTCGAAGCTGACCTCGGATCCGTTTCGTCCGTCGGAGAACGTCAAAGTTTCGATGAGTAATTACATCGTCTTTGATATTCCACCGGCGGGCTATACGGCCGCGGAAGCTCTTGCGGTTTATACAGGATTCAAAACCCTGTATACTGCAAGTTCCGATGCGCTCATCACCAAGCTTCTTGGTGGCGAGTCGTAACGGGGCTCCCGGGTTCGTCTCTTTCTCTCACCCTGCCCTTAACCGGACAGAGATTGAGATTGTTACGTCTCCGGGTTCGCTCGTACAGTTTCCGGCTACATTCAAATCCGGTATTTATTACCGGATGAGACTGTATGTCGGCGACAAAGGCGATTTCATTTGTAAACTCATCGATGATGAGAATACAAAATGATCCCGCTGATGCCGATCACTGTATGGCTGCCATTTCTTTGGCACCTGCATGGTCTACTCACATGGAGCGTAGGGATGTATTCCTACATACTGGGTGATAAGTCCAGTATTTGTGGGTAGGTGAGTGTCACTGGCTAAGGATTGATTACCTCTTTAAGGAGGGTCAATGAAAAGCCTAATGTCACTCTGGTCCAGGATAGCAGAGGAATCTGCTATCCGATGCTGCACCAGCGCCACTGCGGACATTAATACCGTTCGCAGGCGGTTCGAACATGAGGGATTATCGTTTTTTACGATAATCCTGCCTGACCTTGGAAAGGCCACCCAAAAGTGGTTAGACCAAGGCTGGGCCGGGACACATCCTTCTTTTGAGAAGGATGGGAGTCTCCCCCGATTTCTCGGAGGTTATCTCTCCCGTGTGTTCGACCGGAGAAGTGGCGTGTTGCTCGATATGCCTTGTGTCGATTCAATTATTGCCATTCGTCAACTAACGTTGATGTTTGGCAAATTGCTAATTCCTTGCTCAAAGGCAAGGGAACGAGCAGCGATACAAGGCTACGTCGAGTGTGAGAAGGATGTTCGCCAAGCGGACCGTGAACTCACTAAGGAAGATTACAGTGAGTTCAAAAGTATGGCTCGCTTGCTATTTCGAGATGTATTTACCCAAGTGGATAAGGATATCTACTATGGGCAGGTACTCCCGAAACACGGCCCAGGCTCTGTTGCCGATGGTCTTACCAGCAATGGTAAGTATCGGCTTAGGACCTGGACCCGGCGACTCGAAGGGGTCTTCCCCTCTTACGAGTTCCTTGTCCCTAATCTCCATTTTCGCGAGATTTTGGACGAGGTGGACATCCTCGAACCTGACACTGAAATGCCCGTTAAGGTCATATCGGTGCCTAAGACGTTGAAAACGCCCAGAATCATTGCAGTCGAGCCTGCGTGTATGCAATACACGCAACAAGCTCTTTTGCAGTGTTTTCTTGATGCTCATGAGAGAGACGAACTCCTCTCTGAGATGATCGGTTTCGACGATCAAGGCCCTAATCAGGCTCTTGCCCGTCGAGGGTCTCTTTCACAAGAGATCGCAACACTCGATTTGAGTGATGCATCCGACCGCGTTTCCAATCAGCTCGTCAGGACGATGGTTTCCGATTGGCCTCATTTGGATAAGGCCATCGATGCCACCCGTTCAAGACGGGCCGAAGTACCTGACCACGGAGTAATCCGTTTGGCCAAGTACGCGTCAATGGGTTCAGCTCTCTGTTTCCCTGTCGAAGCCATGGTCTTTTTGACCTTGATCTTCGTTGGGATCCAGCGCGAGCTCAACACAACACTGACCAAGAAGGATTTGAAATCCTTCTTGGGCTCGGTGCGCGTCTACGGAGACGATTTGATTGTCCCCGTGGACTGTGTGCTGTCAATCGTGCAGACGCTCGAACTTTTTGGAGCTCGAGTTGGTCTGGACAAGTCTTTCTGGACCGGAAGGTTCAGAGAGTCCTGTGTGAAGGAATACTTTAATGGACACGACGTTTCACTTGTTCGTGTCCGGCAAGCGTTTCCTTCCACGATTGCAGACGTTGCTG